TTACTAAATTTTCTAAAAATCACAAAATTAATTATAAATTAAAAGAAAATGATGTTGAACAAACATTTAATGTCTACACATCATACAAACAACAACTCAAAGCATTTCAAAAAGTACATTTTGATCCATTCAGTAGAGGAGACAGAGTACCATATTTTATTGATGGTAATTGCATTATTACAACAATTGGACAACTTAATTTTTTTAGATGGTTTATTTCTAAAAAAATATATGATTATATTGAACTACATCAAAATCGTATTGAAGATGATATGAATAAAAAGAATAAAATAAATAAAAAAGAAAGCAAACCAAAAACTCCAAAACCAACCAATATACAACCTCTAGCAACTTATTCAAATACACCAGTTGATACAAAACGTTCAATATTTTCGTTTGCTGAGCCAAAAACAAGTAAAATAATAGTGTCTTTCAGTTTTTAAAAAAATTGATAATTAAATTATTTAAGTCAAAAAGTTTATATACAATGCCACCAACAAACACTAAGAACGTTACTGCAGATTCTAAACAACCAAAGGCTACTAAAAAAGTCACAAATGTTGTTGAACCAAAGACCGCAAAACCCATATCTGCGGAAAAAAAAACCCCAATTAAGGTGGTTGAACCTGAAGAAGACCCTATTTCAGAATCAGACAATGATTATGAAGAAGATGGTGATAATGATGTTGTTAATGTTAAATCTGAATCCGAATCTGATGGTGAAGAATCTGAATCTGAAACTGATGATAAAGATAAGAAACCAAAAGAAAAAAAGTCCAAGGATTCGTTTGATGAACTAACTAAAAAACTAGAAACTCTTCGTACTGATATTAAAGATGTCAATAAAGAAATTAGTGAACTAGAAAAACAGCTTAAAACAAAAGAAAAGTCACGCAATGAGTTTGAACGTCAAGTAAACGGTATTGTTAAAATTCTTGGCAAAACTCATATTGATGAGGTAAACAAGGCGCGCAAAGAAAAACCCAAACGCAAGGGAAATGTGAATGGTGGTTTTAACAAAGAATCGCCTGTTCCTGAACTACTTGTTAAATTTCTTGGACTTACAGAAGGTGCTTGTATGGCCCGTCCAAAAGTTATGAGTGCTCTTAACAACAAATTTTCTGAACTCGGACTTAAAAACGGACAACTAACAACACTTGACAAACCAACATCCAAAGCACTTGGTCTTGGTAAAGATGGTGATGGCAAAGTAATCAAATTTACTGAATTTCAATCCTTCCTTGCCGGGTTTTATCCAAAGAAAGAAGACAAGGAAATTGTTGTTTAATTTATTTTATTCCAATTGTAATAAACTCATTCTTGATGATTTTATTTTTATAAATGGTTTAATCTTAAATCCATTTGATAAAGATTCATTTAATAAATTATTATAACTAAGTGCACTTGAGTATTCGTTGTCCAACAAATAGTTAAACAACAAATATTTCAAAATATAATACGAAAATGCTGGTGTTGTTTGTTGAATTGTTTTTTTTGGATAATCCACCCAATTTCCCAATCCCATAAAATTGTTCATTATCATTGCCTGATTCTTTACAAATGTTAACTCTATTTCTAATAACTTTTTTATTGAAACTCTTGTTATTAATGACAAATATATTAAATGATAATAAATACCCCAAACATCTGTTATCGCTTCATAATAACTAGATGGACCATCAATTTCAGCAATTTTGTCTACAGTTTCATTATGGTTATCCATATTTAAATAATGAACAACTTCATGAAATAAAACTTTTTCAAATTCTTCTAATCTCCACACATAAATAATATTTGTTATGTAATTTGTGTAACCAGTGTTAGCATTTGACACACCAACTATTTCATTCAAGTCTGGAAATTTCTTTTCTAAATTTGATAACACCAAATACATTGTTATATGTTTATTTGTATTTAATGTTTTCTCTTTTAAATATTCCATCATCCATATTAACAACTCAAATCTCTTTAATTTTGGTTCTAATTGATTACTAGTTTTAATATAAATAATATTATTAGTACCCCATGTTATTTTATAATTATTAGTCAAGTTTGGTAAATCTTTTTGTAAATTATTAAAATCAACCCATTTAGTATTTGATAATTTATTTATTGTTTTGTCAAATACTACAATTTCATCAAGTGTTAATTTGATCATATGCACATCGATTTTATCATGTTTTTTAATAAATTGTTTAATTCTATAACGCTCATTTTTAATAGATTTTAATAGCACACATGACATTGACAAAGGTTCAATAAATGGTTTAAATAATTTAAGATTATTTTTAGTAAATTGCGACCAACTCATTTATATTGACCTAGGAAAAATATTGTTTTAAAATTTGTTCTTTTTCTACACTATTTTCATAATTTATAAATAATTTTATCGCAAGACTTTTATTTTCTAATTTAAAATTAAATTTAATATTATAGTTATTCGATATTTCAATTAAAAATCCATCACGACTTGGCACCCATCCTACCACATTTATTATCTTATTTTCACCTAGTTCTAAATGAATATCTAATCCATAAACCATTTCATATAAACTTATTGGCTGTTCAATTAAAATAAGATCTTGAGTCCAATAAAAATTAGTTGGTAAATTTAATTTAATAATTAAATTACCACTAACATCATTAGTATGATCACCAGCATCAAGAAAAATAATATATGGAGATGATAATTTAAATATAAATGTTGATGTTTCAATATTGCCATTTATATTTCTTTTAATTTTTATTTTTCTTTTATTATTTGATGCAATATCACCTAAACTTATATTTAATTCTATTTTGATATCATTGGGATTAATTTTTTGAATAGATATTGGGAGACTAAAATAATACTCTGCAAAAGTTTCATCATAAACTTCCAAATCAGATTCAGAACAACTTATACTGCTATTAAATTCTTTTTTTGACACAATACCTTTTTTAAATAATTCCAACAATTCACTCACATTTATTGCACGGAAAAAATTCATGAAATTTTTCTCGATATATTTAAAATCATAGTCACTTAAATTTATACCATACTTTTTTAATTCGTCTATATTAAAATTATCTTTTATAATCTTTTCTAATATTTCAACAAAATTTGTCTTTGTTTTTATATCCATTGTATGATATTCTTGTCTTGATTTGTCATTTGTTAACACTTCATATGCCAATTGTATTTTTTGAAATTTATTATTAGCATCATGTGTATTATTTTTATCTGGATGATATTGTTTAAGTAATTTATGATATGCCTTTTTAATTTCCAACTCAGATGCATTGGGTTTTATTTCCAATATTTCATATAAATCCATTTACTAATATACTTAAAATTTTATTCTTTATAATTAAATATAATGGAAAATAACATTTTTGTCAAACTTGCCAAAACCAAATGTAATCCAGATGTAGAACCTAAATTACAAACTAAAGAACATGAACGAACAACGACCACTTTTAATTTAACGCATACAATATACAACCCTATCACTGGCATCATACCAACTAAAGTATCATGTACATCTGATCTGATACTTGATAAAGACAAAACATTAAACAAAACTGAATTGGCAAATTTAATATCAACCAAAGATTCAGAAAGAAAAACACAAGATGTTCAATATAAACCAATCAAAACAAAAATTATAAGTGTTACAACACCACAAGCACAAGGACAAGGACAAGGACAAGGACAAGGACAAGGACAAGGACAAGGACAAGGACAAGCACAGGTTAATAGAACAAACTATATTGAAACATTTGAAGACATGAAAAGAGGATCATCCAAACCAGACAACACTGTTTTACCAAAGAAAAACTTTAATAATATTTTAGACGGACTTAAAGACTTGGGAATTATTAAATAATAATGAATCATTCTGAATCTGAAATATTTAATAATATTATGGAAAAATTAGAAGAAATTATGACCACAATAAGAAAAATTCATGATTATTCTGTTGAATTCGATAATAATAAAACTATACAATATTTAGAAAAATTAAAAGAATTTTCATTGGGCTTAAATAATTTACACTCAATATCTGTTGACTTATACGAAGAATATATAGCTCAAACTGAAACCCAGTTATTGTCTAAAGAAGATGCAAATAATCAAAAAAATATATTAATAAATAAAAAAATTCAAAATATATTTCTTCCATATATGTTGTATTTGCAAATATTAATGACAAATACTCCTAATAATTAATTTATTAAAAAATAAAATTCTTAATAAATTAAATGAATAATGAAAATGATTTGACAAATATTGATCAATATTACTCATCAATTAACAAAAATTTACTTAGCGATCTTTGTAAAAATAATAATTTAAAAAATCTTATAAAATTATCAACACTAACTGACATTTATATTTTTAACAAAAAAAATAAAAAATGGTCACTAAAAAGTAGAGATAAATTACTTAAAGAATGTGAAACCATCAAGAAAAAAGAAATTAAACTATCATCAAGTATATTATCTAATCTTGCAAAATTAAATTGTGACACAACTGAAATTAAAAATACATGTTGGAAATTAGAAAATAAATTGTCAAATCTTGACAAAATCATAACATGTATTAATAATTTAAATAAATCAACCAGTTCTGAAAGTAAAAAAAATATAGTTAGTTTTGATCTTATTACAATTAATGTTCCAACTGAAACAAAAACATCTTCAGATAATTATATTGAATGCTATGGTAACTGTTAATAAACTCATGCATATTGATTAATAAAATCAATCACACTTTTTTCATCACGAGGACCAACATACTCAACCGCCTTGTCATGAGTCTGTAAAATTAATGTTGGAAATCCTTCGATACCAAACTTCTTTATTTCATCACTATTGGCGTCTGAATCATATGTTATGAAATTAACTTTTTTACTCATTTCTTTTTGTAATTTTTCCCATGTGGGCATGAAACCCTTGCAATGTCCGCACCATGTGGCCTTGAATAAATAAATTGTGTTTTTATGTTTATCTGATCCACCAATTTGACTTGTTTTAGTTGTGTTTAGTTTTGTTATCTTATTCTGAAGTTCAGTATATTTAGTCTTGTATTTTAAATACTTTGTACGATAGTCCATATATAATTAAATTAGATAAATATTTTTTATAGGTTTAAATAATGAATGAAAAAAATATAATATTAATTGCCATAGGATTATTATTTGTCTCGTCAAAAATTTGGGATATTACCTGGGATATCGGCAAAAGTATTATGTATTTGATTGGTTCCGTTTATATACTCAATTATCTCAATCCTTCACTTGCTAATAAGTATCGTCAATTTAT